TATGGCTTGCTTGATTGATTTCTTCAAAGCATCTGTCGCAGAACTGTTAGGCACTGAAGCTTCTAATAGATTCATAACTTCGCCTACCAATCTTTTAGTCTGGACATCCAAACTCTGCAACGCACCACCTGTGTATACACTTCTCATTATTCACCATTACATTACTTTACATTCAAGTGGTAGCTCCCCCCGAAGGGGGAGCCACACCAATAGTACCTAATTACGCACTCAAGTCACTGATCTTAGCGTGTACATCGAAACGATGTGCCCTAAGTTCACCCATGGTATAAAGCAGACCACGAACTACCAACGCATTAGCTGCGAAGTAGTCACGGTTCTCAATATACTGCGTAGGCTGTGCTATCGCAATTTCAAGGTAGTCTGTGTCCAAAATGTAAATGTTGGAACCCAGAACCGCATCAGCCGTAGAAACTGACTTAGGTGTGTCAGCATCTGGCAGAATCGGAATACCCTGATAAGTAGCAAGGATAAGACCAGTTCGAGTACCGGGGAAGGTCTTTTCAGAACCTACGCCAACTTGATACTCTTCCTGACCACTGTATCGTTGCTGAGAGTTGAGCAAACGCTCAAGTTTGAAGTACTGGTCATGACCCATTACAATAAGCTTTGGCTCACCACCATTCTCACGAATCTTCTGGATACCTGTGTCCAGCAAGTTCAATGAGAGGTCTCGTGATACACCTGCGTTCGACTGAACACTGGCTGCTGCATTCCACTCACCTGCCGTCCTATCTGAGATAGTTAGGTCGTAGGCTCGTATCTCTGATGCGGCACCACCAGTGTCCTGTGCATCTTCTGAAACGATGTCGTCTAGGGAAGTAAAACCCGCACGACTGTAGATGTAAGCTACGTCACCGTCAGCAAATGCAGTTCCTGACGCAACAGTTACAGCACCAGATGAGGTGTTGACTGCGGAAATCGCAGAACCGCTAGTCCTGTCCTGTCCAGTACCAGTGTCGTTCTGAGCTACAGCATCTCCAACTTGGAAGTCGCTGGCTACAGCGGCTGGTACGGTAAAGGAGGTTGTGCCACCTGTGGAAACGAGGTGAGCACCACCAGCGAGCAATTCAGTATTCAATTCTTTGAGGTGATCCTTCTGTGCCGCTTCACTTTCAACGGCAAGAACGTCCCCAATACCACCTTCCAAACCAGCAGTAAATACTGACTTGACTGATGCACCGAAGGTCGTTGACACTATACGTGGCAGTGACGAGACTACTTCGATGTTGGATACGTCTACGGTTGGGATTGAACCCGTCTCTGTGACCGGTCGTGATCGAGTATCACCACGGTCAGTACGGAGCCTCCAACCAACTGTGCTTCCCCAGACATTTCTGGGAAGAGCGTTAAACACACGAGTCTGGTTGTTTAGTGCTGTCCAGACCTTCCTACCATAAGTGGCAGTAAATACATTTGTACCTGTACCATCTACAGTATGATATGCTTTAGCCATATAGTCCGGGCCAAGTATAGATTGACCTAGCCCCCTATTTGACTGAGCAATAAATTCACTAATTGAGATTGCCATTTTGTCTTATCCTCCGTTTAGGAATAGAGTTCAGTCGGCAAACCTTCGGTCTGACCGGACTCAACCCGCTCTTGTAAAGTTCTGAGTTCTTTGAATGAAAGCTTAGAAAGCTGATCCACTACATCTTCCTGCTCTTGAGCTTTGGAGATGAATGTTTCACTCTCTGTGCCAAGCGTCTCGTCCGGAATAATCCTAGGAGCCTGAAGTCCAGTCTCCTCACGGAATCCCATTCGTTCGAGTCGGTTAACAACTTCAGCGTCGTTGGACTTCCGAATACCTGATTGGTAGCCAGCAACTTGTTTCTGTAGAGTTTCTAGTTGCTTCTTCATGTCTTCTACAATCACGTCTTTGTCTTCTTCATCTTCTTCTTCCTCTTCTTCTTCGTCGCCTTGCTTCATAAGTCTCTTAGAGGACATCTTTGCTACATTCACTTCTTTCCCACCTACAATGGTATCCTGTGCATCCGCAGTAGGAGTACCCTTTGTGCCGGGGTCAACTGTCTCAGAGCCATCATCAGCGTTAGCGTCACTCAACTTGGTGCCGCCAACTTTTTTCTCTTCTACATCAATGCCAACCTCGTTATCTGACTTTATCATTGCTATAACTTCCTCAGCTACACCTTTAATAAGAGCATCATATTGCTCTTCTTCGGCTAGCTGTAGGTCTTCTTCATACTCAAACTCTTCTGCTTTTTCAAGTCGGGCATCCATCTTCTGTAGCACATCAGCTACAGCAGACAACCCTAAGGTGTTACCCTCAAGCTGCTTCTGGATTTGATCCAGTACATCACTATTTTCTGCCATATCTTAACCTCCATAAAGGTTCCTATTATGTGTTTTACATAAAGTTGGTCTAAGCCACCCCCGACTTTATACAAAAAAATATACCGAACAGTAAACTCTGTTCAGTATATTATACTCACGTTATAAAAAAAGTGTACTATAAATACAATTATTCTGTATTTTCAGGAATGTTACCACTAGTAATTACTTTTAAGACATCGTTTCTAAGTGCATAAAGATGTTGTTGTATAAGTTTCTTAACTTTCTCACACTGAGTTCCCTCTGGTAGGGACGCTTCTATGACATCCAAGACTTGCCCAACTGTGCGGGAATGTCGAGCCATAAGCCACTCTTGGTTTTCCGTAATCTGTTCTGCTATATTCATTACCCCTTGCCTCCAAGTAAATACCTAACTTTCTCGTTGTCGGACATGGAGACAAATTTATCAGAAGTACCTGTAATATCTGATTGAGGTGGTGCTATAGTTTCTTCCGTTTTTTTCCAGTATCCTTTAACTTTTCGATAGCGGTTAGTTTTAGCATCAAGTTTGGTATATGGGTCAACCCACTTTGATGCTTGAACTACCTCTGGTTTATTATACTCAGTTTCCTTAGGAGTTAGTGTGATACCTGAGTTCCCACTAGAAACATCGAAGTTAGGAAGAAGTTTTTTAGCATTATTGTGTATTTGAGCTTTTAATAAAGTAACTAAATTCACCCAGTATTCCCCCATACTTCCGGTAATTCTAATTCAAATTCTGATTCTTCATTGTCATATCGGTCTAAGTAGATAACTTCTTTCCCTACCTGCCCATACTCAGGGTGGAAATATAAAACTATCTGCTTAGGCTTAGTAATTACATTAAGACGGCTTATAGTAAATTCATCCCCACCTTTCATTGTACCGCAAATATGCAAACTTCCAGTCCCAATATCTATCTCATCTACCCGATGGAAGTGTCCTAATAACACATCATCAAAGGATGAGGATACATTGAACTCATCATCTGCTATAAGCTGTGTCTTATATTGCAGAACAGAGCGCAGAGCGGTAACTGTCCGGAGTATAGTGGCTGCGGTTCCACCACCACCGATAGAATCCCCATGCATCATCAATATATTTCTATTAGCTATATTGCTAACATGACTCACGGATTTAGGAATCTCGAAAATGATGTTGTTCTGCTTGGAAACAAACACAGCTACCCATTGATACAGCATATAGTCCCAATCCATGAACCTATCTTTGGATGGAATCTTCCTTGTCATACGCCCATGGTTGCCTACCACACAAGGCACTCTGATCTCCTCAAAGTGTGGTGCGAGGAACATGAGGGCTTGGCTAATGATCTTCGCTCCATACATCATCTGCATCATACAATTATCTATGTTAGTCCGGGCGAGTTCCTCGTGGATATCACCAGAAATCATGTCACCTAACATAGGGATAACTAACTCATCTACATCACAAATATTACGCCTGTATTCTGCTAGGCTAAGGACTTGGTTAGACCATCCCCACATGCGCCTACTAAACAATTCGATATCATACTCATTCAGCCCAACTGTCTGTTCCTTCTTTACATTATCCCCAACATGGGTATCCGTCAGGGGGGCTACCATGACTTGAGATGCTTTCCCTCGTTTCCTAGACCCCGGCTTCCTAGTTGGATATTGCTTGGTGGGTTTGAGGGGAGTTACATATCTTTTGATTGTGTCCACAAGAATTTCAGATCGAGTTGAATCTTTGATTACTCGTTCATAGAGTTTCTTATAATAAGCTGATTCAGCTTTATAAGTGGCTACTCGTTTATCTAGGCGTATACGATCTTTTATGAAATCTTCCTCTTCTTCAGGGGCAATTTCATCTGCCATGGTAGCAGCAGCCTCATCAAGAAGGGTATCGAAGTCAACGACTTCTCTATCATACCAGCGTTGTATTGTTGACCTATGGAGTTCAATACCGTATTCTTCGGCTAACCATCTAGCTAGTCCTGTCCATGTCTGCCCCGCTTGTCTTTTCTGGATAAGTTCTGCCTTGGCAATTTCTGGAATCATACATCCCCCTTAACTATTCGTAACTTGTCTACTATCTAGTCTACGTCAACTGATGTGTCTATGTCAATAGCTTTCATAAGACTCATTACCGAACCTTCCTTTTCAAGTACGGTTGCTATAAGGTTCATTTTTTTAAAGTCAGTAAGGAATTGCTGCCCTTTAGCAGGTTTTAGTTTACCTCCCCTGCCCCACGGATTCCTATCAGGCCCTGATCGACCTTTGCCCGTCGGAGGGTCATCTACATAATTTTCTGGAACCCCGGCAACTCCCGGTCTCCGCTTTGTCGCATCTAGTTTTTTATTTACAAGAGCATCTTCTACTACCCATGTAGCAAACTCTTGGACAGATACTGATTTTTTAGTTTGATTTACCTTCTCTCCTCTAAGGAACCTATCTAATTTTGTAACTCCGGAAGTTCTATATTTATCTTTTTTCTTCTTCCGCTTCTTCTTACCGGGGCGCATTCCTAAGCGTCGTTTAGCGTCCCCTCCGTAGGTGGATGTAAACACTCCGGGGTCGGAGGCTACAGCAACGGTTCCACCGCCAGCTAATCCTCCCATTCCACCAGCACCACCACCAGCATCTTTCTCCATCAAAGGTATTTCTTCGGTCTTCGGCCTTTCCTCTCTCATCCTACGAACTATCTTTTGTTGGTTGGGAGTAAGTGGGGATTTCCCTGCCTCCCTTGCTTCCTCTACCGCCTTTATATTAGCTTCTATCATTTCTTCATCACTTTGTTTCTCTAAATCTAAGATGGGAGGCCCCACAGCCGCATTTTTCTTAGGTCGGGCTTCCCTATGGACAGGTTTTGCAGTCAATGGTTGTTTAGGAAGTTTTACCCCGTCGTTCAGGTCGGGAGCTTTTGCTGTCAATCTATCGGAGCGAGACTTACGATCACGAGTTACAGACCGTTCTGGTCTATCTCCGACAGCTTTTTCCATAGCCCAGATCGGACGATCTACAGCCTCTGTCTTCGACCCACTGGTGGGTCTATTAGCTCTCCCTGATAAATGCTCAAGATGAGATTCATCCCCTCGCTGTCCCAAGACTCTGGGTGGTTTAGTAATCCAATGCTTGTCCGTTGCCTGTCGTGAGGTTTCCGATATAATTGGAGTCTGCCTTGCAAAAAAAGGATCGTCGTCTGGTCTTCCATACATCCTCTTTCCCTCTGGCGTTGTCTGCCCCTCCTGCTGTTGACGACGGATAGTACGCATATACCTAGTCTCGCTGCCACCCCACCTATCAGCCGCACGATCATCTTCCAAAGTTGTTCTGTCAATGACTTGTCCATCTGGTGTGGTACCCCCACTCATACGATCTACGGCATATAAATTCTCTAGAGATTGCTGAGGTTGGGTAAGCTTACCACTTGCTCTCTCCGTTTGAGCTTCCAATCCTTCTATCTGTTGCTGCTTATCACGAGCCTTATTTAGAAATGCCTGTAAATCCTCTAAGCTACTCATCGTTCATAATATCCTCAATCACTGGATCAGTCTGCGTTATTTGAGTTGTAGTAGTTTCTGGTGGTCTAGCGAAAGTAGCTTTCTCTACTCTAGCTAACCTACCATTATGTAAATAAGCTACAAAATTATCGTCGTTCTGGGAGAACCACAGCTTAGAACCATCGTCTGATAATTCTTTAACTAATGGAGCAGGGTACCCTTTCTGGATAAGGTCTTGCATCCACGACTTGGTAGCAAACATATTATAAAAATCATTCTTCTGGCACTTAGTACATATGCATGAATCGTCATGTTTTTCATCGAGTTTATTTGTTTCGTTTTGAACAGCTACCATATCATTCGACGGTGTAATCCCACCGAAGATACCATTATGTTTTCGTTTATGGCGAGGAATGGATAACTTCATTTGTTGTTGAAGTAGCCCGGCTAACTCTGGAGAGAGTTGTTCTTCCTCTCCCCCACCTTCTTGCGCTTGCTCTGCCTGTTGTTGCGCCATCTCTGCCTGTTGCTCCATTTGCTCCATCTGCTGTTCCTGCTGCTCAACTCCCAATTCCATCTGTTTAGTCTGCGCCTCTATCATCTTAGCCTTACCGGAAACCACGAAACGAGCTTCTTCTACATCTACATTTGGGTCTTTTAGATTTACCGTATATCCTAATTGAGCTAACTGGGCTGCTAACTGAGTTCGCTGCAAAGCAAAACTTATACGAGTAGCCTCTGCTTTTTCTTCTGGGTTAGGTAACTCTAGCTCCCACTCCTTTACATTAAATGCCTTGAGAATATGTGGGAACACTTTCTCGTGGAATATCCGTTGATCTCCCTCAACCACACGACTCATAACAACAAGTTGCTGTGTCTGGGTGGACAACCCACCAAACGCTTCCGGAGCACCCTGCCATGCAGGAGTCACACCCCACATAGCTGCTACACGTTCTCTAATCTCCTGACGTACAGGTAGGTAATCCATCTCTTGAAGCGTGTGGAATAAACGTACCATATCAACTCTACCTCTTTGGTTACGGCTGGATACCGCCACCATCGGAATGAAGTTAGGGTCTGCTTTCACATTCGCTACAAGGTTAGCCCGTTCACGACGGAGACTTTCTGGGTCATCTGTGTGTACCATCAGCATGGAGGAGGGCATCTTCCTCTCAAAGAAATATCTGTATAGGTTTTTATCCATACCTATAAGAGTTAGTGCCTTCTCAAAGATGGTCAGTATAGGTGACCAACCATAGGTTTCTGATGGTGCAAATTTAGAAATATGAATAATTTCATCATCGAAGAGATAAATATTAGTTTCCCTGTGGCGATACCTGTACATGACAGGAACTCTCTTATGCCCCTTATCACATTTACCCTCTGCTTCAGTTACATCATTTCTATCTATGGGGCAAACCCAGTGTGAATGCTTAGGAAGCCCTTTGTTATCTAAATCAAACTCTATAAGAGCCGGGTTCAGTCTGCGTATTTCCCTAACTTTAGATTTTACAGACTTATCTTTCTTATCTACATAATAATCTTTTACCATGTATATAAAAGCATCATCTGTAGAGTTGAGATCAAAGTGAGCCTGTCTGAGAACCTGCTCTAAACTTTGGTCAAATACATTACAATCATCTATAAAAATTTTAAGTCTTTTAACCTCATCTCTATCAGGATTCTCATCCTTAGGAATAATTTTTATTCCTCGTCGAAAGACTTCATTCGTTATGTGATGTAGGGGTGCTCTAATTTCTTCTACTTGCATCGCAATTGTTTGTATGTCTTGAATAAGTTGTTTCCGATACGCCATCTGGTTGCGTATCCAACCATTCACAACTGTTTCAATTCCCAGAGTAGGGGTTCGCCCAGAGGCAGACGCAGCAGAAGCATCATTATACCCCTTAGAGAGATTCAACCATTCTAAAGTATTGGAGATGTCCCCTAACCCTTTTACCATTTCTGGAACTTCGGGTAAATAATCTTCTAATTTCATGTATTAATCCTTGAGTATTTCGTCCATGTCACCCATGGCAGCTAATTTTAACACCGCTCCTAAGGCTTCATGCTTTAGCTCAAAAGTATCACTTCTTTTAGTTTGTACCATGAGGACTTCTTTTTCAGATTGTAATTCTACGATATGCTCTTGTAAATCTCTAATTTGAGTATTTAATTCTTCATTCCCTAGAAGCGACGAAGCATTCTCTAGAACTCCTAACCTAGACGCTTCCTTCATTAAAGATAGGAAAGCTCCTTCACTCATAATAGTCACTGCGGGACTAGAATCAGGTACATCTTCATCAGGTTCCAAAACCTTTAGGGCATCGTGCCAAGTATCCAACACACGCCAAGTTCCCGCCTCATCCTGATTAGCTACATATTGCTCGCCACGCTCCCGTAACATATTACCTATAGCCATACTACACTCCTTAACTTTAATCTATTCTTATTATACTACTAATCTACAGTTTTATGCAATGTGGCACTTAGACCACCCGCACGACTTACAGGTTACGCAACCACTTTCCTCAACATGATAGGGGGAACCACAACATTCTCCACCTGCAACTAGGACTGGTTCCTCTATAACATGCAAAAAATCTAATTGGAAATTAGTATTTACCGGTTCTGTGGGGTTATCTGCTTTTACAAGCACCTCCTTTGTACGACTACCTGCCCTATAAGCAGTTATTCCTTTGCACCCCTCTTCCCACGCAAGCATATAAGCTGTATATACATCCTCAATATTTGCGTCATTCGCAAAATTAATAGTCTTAGAGATTCCTGAGTCACAATATTTTTGGAATGCGGCTTGCATTAACACATGCGCTTCCGGAGTAATCTCCCCTGCTGTCACATAAACCTCTTTCACCCATTCTGGAACATCATCTCTAGTTTGGATAGACCCACCATTAGAAATGTAATCCATTAGTTCATCTGAATAAAAATTATACTCTTTCGCATCTTTCTCAAAATACTTATTTACATAGTAAAGAGTTTCCCCCTCTAAAATATTCATTTTCTTCCATGCCAGCGCAAACGTCGGTTCAATACCGCTAGATGTATCTGCTAGCATAGAGATCGTTCCTGTTGGGGCAACTGTGAGTCTACAAGCATTCCTTAATTTATAATCGGATTTAGCGTAACTACTGCTGCTCCACGCTGGAAATACTCCTCGTGATTTAGCTAGGCGCATAGATTCGTTATCCGCAATATCTTGTATGAAACCCATTATATGAGTACCTATGAACCTACCTATATCCGTGTTATACCCAATTCGTAATTGAATTAACAAATCGGCAAATCCCATAATACCTAGACCAATTTTTCTTGTTGCTTTTGACATCTCCTCAATCTCAGGAGTCGCATAATAATTAGCATCAATTACATTATCTAAAAACCTAACTGACATACGTACTGTTTTATCTAGCC